TCACTTGAATATCTTGTTTAAGAACTTCTTTGCCGCCTTCTTGACTTTAGGGCTTGTTGTGACAGCAATTATCTTTCCAGTTGTTGACTGGGCAAAATTTGCTCTTTTAAGATCTGAAAGTTCTTGTTTTAGCTTCTTGTTTGCCATAATGTTCTTTTGAACTATTTTTGTCTTTGCAAGTTTTGTTTTCTCGTTATCTATGTCTCTTAATAATTTGTCTTGTTTTTGTTCCAATTTCTTTTCCCTTTGCTTTGCCCACTGATTCTTCTTTTTTATGAAATCGTGAATTATTCCTTGCCTTTTCTTGTCTAGGGGTCTGCAGTCTTTACTGTTTTTTACTCCGTCTTTGTCAGTGTCCTTATTTGGAGCTAGTCTTACTCCTTTCTTGTTTAACTGTTTTGCTGTTAGTCCTTTAAGACTTTTGTCTAGCGCTGTTATGTCCATGGCTACTCTTTCTTTAGAATCTTTTTGCTTGAATACTTTTATTACTCCTGGATTCTTGTCGCAAATGAATTTAGCGCTTGTGTTGGTGAAGCCGTTTGATTGCAGCATCATCATTACTTTCCTTCTTTGCTTGTCAGATTTGAATGGTGTCATTTTAATTTTTTAACTCTAGTTACAAAAACAATTTCTTTACTTTTAGGATTTAAACTGTTCCAAAATTGTTCATATTTATTTTTAATTTTTAATGGTTTTTTAACTCCTTTAAATATAACATTTGTTTTACTAATTATTTCGGTTCTTTGTTTTCCTAAAGGTTCTCCTGTAGTTCTATCAAATGCTCTTGCAGTAACTGCCCAAGAAGTCAATTTAGCCATTACTGCTTTTCTTTGATTAGATGATTTGAATTTCATTTGTTACCTTATATAGTTTTAGTTGTTTATAAAGGTTTCTAAGTTTTTCTTTATCTGGTGTCTGCAATCTGGAATCTGCCTATCTGTTTTAAAATAAAAAAATGGGAAGTTTTCTGACATTCCCAGGTCTTCCGCTTAGGTCAAGCAAAACTTTACTTGGTTCCCGGCATGAATGCTTTCACAACCAAGATAAGCAATGCTGCCATGATTATGACAAACACGACTCCTTGTGATGTAAAGAGGCTTCCAAGAGGGACTCCAGTCTCGTTCAGCGTGTCTCCTGCTGTCTGAGCTTCTGGAACAAGCTCGGCATAGATCTGAAACAGAACAACTAGCAGTATGATTGCTAGGATTGCAGTGTTCAGAACGCCAGTGTTTAGCTTTCCTTTCCTGTTCATTTTCCTCATTTTTGCTATTTCACCTCGCAAATATGATGTTGGCATGATGTCTTATAGTCTCTTGCATTACTTATTGCTGCTCATGAATCCTTTTACTACGAGGATTAAGAGTGCGGCCATTACTATCACGAACACGACTCCTGTTCCTGAGAATAGTCCTGATAGTGGTATTGCTGACGGTTTAGCGCAGGAATTGTTAACATCCCAAGGTGTTACATTGTTAGCAGTGCAGTCAACCGTTCTTGAAGCGTTATAAAAACATGCGTTAGCCGCGCATAATACGCTTTCGTTCATTGAATCTCCTGCTGTTTGCGCTTCTGGTATTATTGCAGCGTAAGAAGCAAATAATACGACTAGCACTACTATTCCAAGAACAACAGTGTTTAGCGTGTTAGTGCCGAATTTTCCTTTCTTGTTTAGTTTCACTATTTTTTACCTCCCCTCTCGGCGTGTTTAGAATCTAGCATTTGCACTAATATAATAGACAGGTTTAAATACTTATATTACTTTTATATTAATTTATGAGTAATAGAAAGCACCTTCTTGTTGATTATGAAACGTTTGATTTAGTCATGAAAGACTGCATTGTAGAGTTTCTAGAACATCATCCAGAATTTTCTGGTATGAAAATAACCCAAAACTTTATTGTTAAAAAGATTGCTGATCATTACTTAATGAGCTAAGAGAAAATGAACATAACCATAATAGCAAGCAAGATAACAGAGGAATGCTTTGACTGGTGTAAAGTTCAGCACTTCGCTAATGACTTTCAAAACGTTTGGATATTGTTAGCAGCATTTCTAGTAGCAGGGCTTTATTTATTCTTGCTAATTAACACTAACCGCTTTATAGAGAATACAGAACTTACTCAAACAAGAATTAGCGGAATACTGCATACTTGCATTCTTATTAACTTCTTGTTGTTATTGTCATTTCTAATATTATGGAAGTTCTTCTAATGATAAGAATCTCACTAGGAAACCCTGGATCAGGAAAAACTGCTATGGAAGTATGGGAAATGTACCATAATCGCAGCAATAGAAAGATTTATTCTAATATCAGCACTAAGATAAAAAACCAGTATGACATTAACCCATCTATGATTATTAACAAAGAAATTATTAAAGTGAAGGCGAAAACTAACGAGCCCGTTTACAAGCTCACACTAAACAAAGAGTTTTGGCAGGGTATCAAAGAGCCTATTAATGTCGTGCTTGACGAGGCTCACTCAATTATTAACGCGCGAAGAAGCATTAGTAACGTTAACATTATCGTTACTGACTGGCTTGCGCTGATTAGAAGAGTTCTTGGCCAGTCTGATAGTGGTTATGGTGAGCTAGTGCTTATTACTCAACTGCCTAATCGTATTGATTGCATTGCTCGTGACATGGCTACTCAGGTTCGCTATCATATCTGTCATTATGTTAAGACTTGTTTGAAATGCGGTCTTTCCTGGGCTGAGAATAGTGAGCTTCCCGAGCCTTTGTGGATTTGTCCGAAGTGTGATTGTTACAAGGTTAAGAAGCACTCTCATAGTGTTGAGGTGTGGCATTTTCCTAACATGTTTTCTTATACTGGCTGGAAGGATTTTGGCATGAGTACTTTTTACAAGCATTACGTCGTTAATGACATAGAAAAAATATTTCCTTTGTATAACACACTGCAGTGGGATAATATGTTTAGCGAGATTTATACTTAGGCATACGCTAATTCCATTGATCCGTTTAATGGTTTTTTATAAAATTCTATTACGCAATACCATTCAAAAGGATCATCTTTGAAAAGATTATCTATTCTTATGTCTTTTATCTGTTTTGCAAAGTCTCCTTTTAGCTTGTACTCAAGCATTATATTTTTAAATTTTGGTATTAAGAAATACTTTCCCTGAAACAACGATTTTGATAATACTAATTTCTTTTTTTCTTTGTATATTCCAAAACTAAAAATTTTTGTAATTAATGTTATCATTTTATGGTTTGTTTTAGGGTACTTTTCTTTTCTCCATGTCTTATTAAAATAAATTAAAGATAATAAAAACCCAACTATTATTCCAAAAGTTGCTAACATTGTGCCTAGATTTGTAATTATAAGATCTAATATTATCATTGGAATGATTAATAATCCAATCATCAACATTATACAATTAATAAAAAACATAACATATAATGTTATTATTGTATGGCTGCCTTTTACAGGCTCAAAACTAACATGCTTCCTTTTAAAATCAACATAAACACGATTATTAAAAGGATTATCTCCTTCAAATTTCATGTTCTTTAAAACTCTACTTCGGCTGTTGGATCTCCGTAAATCTTTCCTTTTTTCATTACTTCTTCCACTTTTTCTTCTTTTGTTTGCACGTCTTCTGCTTCATCATCGCAATACTCGTCTTTCTTTTTTAGATACTTTATTGCTTCTTCTTTTGTCATTTCCATTTTGTTTTTCCTCCTTGTTTTAAACTAAATACATAAACAATAATTAACATAAAAGTAGCTGCAATAGCAACACTAATAACAGAATACATATTCATTAATAATGATTCAATACTCATCCTTAGTTTTTCCTCCTTGCTTAGTTAAGCATTATTAACACGAATATAAATATTATTATTACGATTGCATAAATAAGCCATCCTTCCTCTTCTGCTTTGCATATGACTTTTCCTATTTCTCCAAAAAAGTCTGTTACAACTTTAGGAAATTTGAACTCCATTTTTTAACTTAGTCCAGGAATCTTTATTCCTTCAAGCATTCCAGTCTTAAACACGAATAAGGCGAGGTGTATCATTCCCGTAAGCACTCCAACTATTAGCCAAGTTTTTAGAGTTTTTAAGAACTCGTCTATTTGCTGGCCTTTCATTATTCCTTCTGAAATCTTTGAAATTATGAAGCGCTCAAGCACTGAAGGATTAGTAGAATACTCCACTTCTGACAGATTAGAAGCTTCTAAGGCCTTCTTTATCTGGTTGACTGGTATGTCTCTTCTTATTGGTATAGTGCAGTCCTGGTGATAATCTAAAGTCCAGAGAGCCTCTCCTATGTTGTAATACTTTATCTCATCATCTATTATGTATGATCCTCCTTTGTACTTGAATCCTGTTCCATTAGTTTTTATTATTACAGTATCATGCTGCCCGTTTCTTAATTCCATGTTAACAAGCATGATTTTATCTTGAGAATTTCTCCACCAGATGAAGTACTTCCAGAACTTCCAAGTCAGTTTTGACCTCTTTCTTATTGTGTGCGGTGTTGGCTCTTGCAAGGTTCCCGCTTTTTCCATTGCTTCTATTTCTTTTAAGAGTTTCTCTGTTCTGCTTAACGAATTTTGTATTTTATCTTGTTTTTTCATTCTTCTTCCCACCACACTTTACAAATACTAAAAATAACTATTATTGTTCCAAATATTGGAAATACAAACCATATTAAATGATATAATAATTCAAATTCTTTTAAAATTAATATATGAATTATCATAGATGAAAAATAAATTGCTATAAAAAATAGCCATAAACCATTTAAAAAATATTTATCATCATTATCTAATTTATATGATATTTTTCTTATAAGTTTCTTTTTACTTGAGTTTGATTTTGACACTTTTACCTCCTGCAAAGTCCAATATTGGATTAACCAAGTACATGAACTTCTGATTTATGATTGCCATTACGAGCATGCCTAAAGTAAATCCTAAAAATCCTTTAAAACCTAGGAATCTTAAGACAATAATTAAAAGTATAATGCTTGCTATATTAATTAACAGTTTTAGTAATTGCTTGAACTTCTGTTTTAGTATCATTTTTATCTGCTATCTGCTATCTGCTGTCTGCCACTCTGAAGTCTCATTTCCCCATTCCCATGAACCCTTTTGCCTTATCCATGAATCCTCCCATGCCTGCCTTAGCGTCTTGTTCTCTTTTTCCACCGACAATATTTACTATTTCCTCTCTTCCTTTTCCCGCAATAGAAACTGACAATCTCTTTTTCTGTCTTGAAAATGCCAGACACCTTGATGGCAGCACTCCCATTGCTACGAGAGCGTCTAGTGCTAGAACACTTGAGACTTCCATTGGATGCAGCCTTGCTCTCATGTCTATGCCGCTCATTCTAGTGCTTGAGTCAAGGCTGTCATCGTTCAAGTGTTTTAACGAGTCTCCTAGTTCTGTTGGTTGCACAATATTTTGAGTATTTCCAGGCATTCTTTGCGTTATGTGTTCTACTCCACCACTTTGCCCATCACCATCTAGATCAGGGGGGTTTACTTCTAACCTTACACCATCGAGTTTTATTATTACCATTTTTTGTGTCAGTTCTTATCTGCCATCTGCCTTCTGGTTTCCGGTTCCAGTTCTGTCATTTTCTTGCCTCGTCTAATATTAGCTGTAGTAATTTGTTATTTTCTTTCATTAACTCGTGTATTTTTGACTGTTTCCAATTAACCCATGCCATGAATATACTGTATATTGTTGAACTTATTAGTATTGCAGCGCTTGTCCAAAATGCTAGTTTAAGCTCTTGTGGAATAATCATTTTTTTCCTCTTATTATCATTTTAATTCTTTTATATAATAATGTTCTTCACTTATTCCGCACTTATTGCATATTATTTTAAAAGTATTTATATCATAACCAAAACCATCATGGCATAATATTTCGCAATATGCTATTGCTTCTTTTGTTTTACCTTCTGTTTCTTTTTCTATTCTAAAAGTATTATTTTTGCATTTCGAACATTTAGCTCTTATTAATACTTTCATTTTATTTTCCTCTTATTTTGAATCCGTAAGTTCTGACCGGGCTTCTCGTATAACAAGTTACTAGCCAGTCGTCTTCAAGACTTACTAAATTAGTGCTTAGGTGAACCATGTCTTTACTTGAGCATTCTCTTATTCCTTCTGATTGCATTTCTGCAAATTTTGCTTTGTAATCTCTCTCATCATAGCACTCATTGCCGCATCCTGTTATTATTAAAATTAGGAAAAGGGATGGAAGTAAGAGCTTCAAGAGGTTGGTATGTTGTTTTGCTTCCATTTTAGTTTTCCCTTTTCCTATTGGCAC